GATAATTTAAGTAATAGATTAAAGATTGATGGGATCTGTACTGCATGCCCTATGGTTAAGCAATGCTTTGCTGTTGGCATCTCAGGTAAAGAATGGGGTGTCTGGGGTGGTGTATACTTAGAAAATGGAGAAATTTCAAGAGAGTTTAATAATCATAAATCAAAAAGTGATTGGGCAGACATGTGGCAGAAAATGACAACGGATTAAAAAATGTATACAAATGAAATGCGAAGAGCTTTTCATCAAGTAACACCTCCAAAAGGATTTAAGGTGGACTTGATTGACAACGAACACTTCCTAACAATAAAGTTAGATGAAAGAAAGTTTGTTAATTTAGTTCATGATGAAAAGATTGCTGCATTACAATATGTAGTTCAATTAAAACACGCTCTAGAACTAGAGGGTGCAATTGTTTTAGTGACTAGGGAAGCCTTAAAATGAAAATTGCGATTGTTATACTAAGTATCTTATCTGTTTCTTTTGCTGTTGCTTATACTGCAACACTAAGTGCTTTGATAAAAGCAAATAATATATTAACAAAAACTATCATTGATAAGTTTATCTTACAAGAATATATTGATACTGTTCAATCTGGTAAAGATATAAAAACCGATGAAGAAATTCATCAAGAAAGTTTTTTAAATTTTATTTCTGAATCAAGAGATTGGGCATTTGAGTATATAGAAAATGTTCAGGCTGCTTTAAATAAGTTTGTTTCTGAGGTTGATCCATCTATTGAATATTTTGAAAAATATGGAGATGTAGTTGCAGGACCAAACAACGAACTATTAAAAAAGATTTCTGTCTCATATAAAGAATTAAAGAATGTACTGCCAAAGGATCAAGATGTTTAATTTAAAAGATCCAAGAAAACTAATGCTTTCTGCATTTCAAATTTGTGAAGAAGAAAAATGTAAAGAAGAGTCTACTAAGATCTGGACTAACAATGAAACCAGAATACTAGATCTTTGTGATAAACATTATAATGAATTAGAATCGGAGAACTTTTAAATGAAAGATGTTTTACTATCAACACTAACAGGTTTTGGATGCGGGATCGTGTTTGCTGCATTCAAATTGCCAGTACCAGCACCACCAGTTTTTGCGGGAGTCGCAGGAATTATTGGTCTTTGGATTGGCTTCACAATACTAACACGAGTTATATCCTAGGAGGAATAATGAATACAACACAACTAAAGGCAATCCTTGCCTCATACGGAAGATCAGTCCTGGCATCAGGCCTTGCCCTATATATGGCAGGAGTTACAGATCCAAAGGATCTATGGACTGCTCTAGTAGCAGCAGTTGCGCCAGTGGCAATCAGAGCAATTAATCCAAACGACAAGGCTTTTGGTGTACTACCAGATGCTAAGGCCGTAGAAGAGGCTTTAAAGGCTGCTAAGGCACCTGCAAAGCGAGTTGCTAAGAAGGCAGCAGCTCCAAAGAAGTAGTCTCTACTTACAGATCAGCCAGTCTAGAGATAGGCTGGCTTTTTTGTTACCCGTTTATTATTTCTAGGTATTTATCTTTAAGATTTTCAACAGAAAAATGACTAAACCCTAAATCAATAGCCTGTTGTTTACTATTTATCTTATTAGAGTTCTCAACATAATCATCAATAAGACTAGCAAACTTATCAAGGTTTGGAGTATATATATCCACCATTGATTTGGTTTGAAATGATCCTATTTTTTCTGAGGGGATAAGCCATTGACTTGGAAGAACAATGTTATTAGGAGATATATCTGTCATAAATACAGGTAGTCCACTAATCAATGCTTCATTCATTGGCAAGCATAATCCAGCATATCTTCTTGGCAATATCATAGCATCATAGCCAGAGTAAAGGTCTTGTCTGTTCTTAATGTTATCAGTATCAATAGTTATTCTTGAGTCTTTGGCCTTAATTTTTAGATCTGTTTGTGTTTTAATTACTAACTCAAAATCAGCTTTAGATTTTGTCATCATTTCTAATATAGACTCTGTACCATTTCTGTCTTTGGCAGCTTTCTTTCCACCAATATGAAGAATTCTATTGTGGGTTTTAGATAAGTTATTTGCTCTAGCCTCATCAAATATTGATGTCGTTGTTGGTGGTGGTAAATGAATTACCTTGGTTTTATCCCCAAACATTTTCTGAACTATCTCGATATTCCATAGACTTGGTGACAATAAAACATCTGGAAGTGTTAGGTTTGGGCTATTCATATGACCAAAGAGTTCATAGTTGTACTGCAATATTGTTTTTACATTATGCTTCTTAGCTAAGTCTATGAAGTTAGGACTATAGAATGTTTCACAGCTTAAGACTACATCAATGTCCTGTAAGAATCTAAGATATTCTTTTGTTGTTGGCATTCCTACAGATGTTTTTCTATAGTTATAACCTTCATACCATTCTGGATGTTGTTGATTCCCGTTAAAATGTGACGAATCAATTAGCAGTATCTTATCTGGGTTAAGCATATTAACAAGTTCTCTTGTTTGATTACCTAGTCCAGTATTATCTGATCTAGCAATTATTCCTAGTCTCATTTCTTATACCCCCAAGCATCATCATCAGTTGTAAATTTTCTGGTACCTTGACGACCATCTAAATGATAAGATCTTTTAATATTTTCTTCGGGATGATATATCCAAAGCTTATGTTTATTCCATCCGTCATCATTAAAATTATCATAAGGAAGTATGTCATCTTGAATTATTCCATGAGTTCTATCTTCAATAAATGTTTTATTACCAAGTGGCGGAAGAATAACATCTCTGTAGTAAGAAACTCTAGATAGGTGTGGTCTTTGACTCCACTGTGCCGTTTTCATAAAAATATCTTCTAATCCAAACATTAAATGTTTATGTGACTCAGGTATTGAAGATTCAAAATGAAAACGAATAGTATTTGCTTTCTCAGATTTAATTAAATCAAAACATTTTTGCCAATCAATTGGATTATCTACTGTCAATGGTGCATCTCCTTCTACATAAAGAAGTAGGGGAGTTTCTATAAGGTCAATTGTTTTACGCATCATAGTAGTTTGATGACTATGTTTTTTAAATATTATAGGCAATACATTCTTGTATTCATGTAAACATTTCCAAAGTATTCTATTTTTGTATTCATCATAGTCTGCTTTTCTATGTTGTTGTTCCCTGCGTAATCCATCAATCTGCATAATGATTTCATTGTTTGGAAAATGATACCTTATTGCACTAATTGTTTCATCAATGATGTCAGTGTTAGGATGATCTGGCAATATGGAAGTAGCCATTACAATAGTTATATCATCTTTATTCATTTACTTGCCTCATTATCTTAATCCCTAGATCTCTCTTATATTTAATCCACCAAGATACCACCTTGTGCATATTTTCAGGGTACTCTGTTAATAAATTAGGAACTAATAATATTATCTCAGACCAATTAGCAACACTACTTACAGGTATATCATAGCCAAATAAATCTTTATAAAAATCTCTACTATTACCTTTTGAATCAATTCTATCTGAGATTGGTAAGCACAACATTTCAATAGCCTCAAAGAACCTAAAGGTATCAATTGTGGCGGCACCAGAAGGGGCTGGAGCGATCTTAGCACTAGCCAAAGCCTTATAGTAGTCTTTAGGGTCTCCGCCCTGTGCAAAGCCTGCTGTAGGGGTAAAAAGAGAGTTTGGCATGGTTGGCATAACCGCTGCTATTTGCTGCCTTCTTGGGTGTGTTATTTGACCACTAAAGTATACTTCATAGTCTTTTGAAGGGTATTCTGGAGCTAATTCTTTTAAATGTTTTGGTACCCCTATTGGAAGCTTATTAAAACTAGCATGCTTTTTATAAGGATACTGTATCCATATCTCTGCATTAGGATGGCTTATCTTTTCAATATCAAACCTTCCTTCTTCGTCACCAGTAATAAATAAAACTAGCCTTGATATGTTTTGTATTTCTTTATTAATATTTTCTTCATGTCCAAGGTTTTGTGGTCCAGCAATAACTACAAAAGCTCTATCTGTTTGCGGTATTGTTGTAACCTTTATTTGTTTTATATTATACTTATCAAATACTTCTTTTAATAAACCATAGTCCCATTTATCACTTGAATAATCTTTGCCGTCATGAGAGTACAGGTATGTAGGTATCAATTTAATACCTTCCAAAGCTTTTCTTGTACAAAAAGTTTTTCAATTAGATTTTCGTCTATTATTGTTTTATTAGATACTAATGTTATTTGTGAGTTGTACTTGTGTATTGCATCAACTTTATTCTTAGTAAAATCAATAGAAATATTTTGTAGATCATGAGTAGAATTAAACTTGTTAAACCTTAATTGATATAATTCTGGGTATGCAATTCTATATGGAAGTTCTGCATAAATAAAATATGTTTTATTTAAAGACTCTATCAAATTAAACAATGTCTCAGACAGTAAGATATGGTCTGGATGATGTATTCCTAGTGGAATGTATACATTATCAAAATCTTTAATAACATCTTTTATCCAATTAACTAAATCATCTTCATTTTGTTTTCCATAAACATCATCTAATAGATCACCATTAATTGTCTTAGCATTTATCATAGAGCAGGCTTCGTCATGTTCTTGTCGTAGCAATACATGCTTTTTATATCCAGCATCATCTTTTGGAATGCCAGCAAATGCAGCTGCAATAGTAAAATTATTATTATTATTTTCAATAATATAATCACCTAAAGAAAATATTGCGTCATCAGTATGTGCACAAAATATAATACTACTCATAGAATAAGTGTACCTCGTGTTGATAGTCAAGCAAGGTTTCTTTATATCCAAATGCCTTTATCCATCGTCTAAGAGCAGATAAAGATTCACCCCATTGTTGTAGCATAAATTCAGGATGTCCAGATAGCCAGATCTTAGGCTTATATTCTTTAAGAACTTTTTCAGATCCTCCTAAAACTCTCCACTCACTGCCTTCTACATCTAAAGAAATCACGGTAGGGGGCTTAATACCATGATCATAAACACAAGAGTCTATAGTTATTTGACCATATGAATCACCTTCAAGGTATAGTTCTTTAAATCCATGTGCTGATTCAATAACATCATCAGCCTCTGGAGGCCATTCATTATAATAAATTCGTGAAAGACTGTTTATCTTATCAGATGCAAATCCAGGAATGCATACCATAGGAAGTTTTAAGTTATTAGATGTCCAAGTTGCTGGAAGGTGTGACCATACTTTAGGGTTTGGTTCAAACAATACAACCTCTGCCCCCCACATTTGACAAAGTGCTGGAAACTCTCCTTCTTCTGCACCAACATAGTAAACAACATCTCCATTTCCAATGTGATTATACATTGACTTGAGCCTTGGCTTTTCCCATCCATCTTCCATGTGCCATTCAGGTCTTTCTGCACGATGCTTTGGAAGAACTATTTCAAACTCTCCATTTAAAATTGTATTAATCATTTCTGTCATTTTTTTGCCTCCACAAAATAGAATTCATGTTCTCTTGTATCAAGTTCATAAATTTTTTCATTTGAGTATGCTGTTTGTTTAAACTTTGTTTTTGATACAGAACTAAAGTTAGAGTCCTGAAGTTTATATTGCAATGCTTTATCTGTTAGTAGTGATGCTGATTGTGAATACCAAGTTAGCCACGCAGAAAATCTTTTATCTAAATCATCTTCAGAGTTAGGGAAGAAGTCAATGTTATTATTTTTATATGCGTCAAACCCAGATACGATATCTGGAAGGCTAATTCTTACAACCCCTCCTGGTTTTAAAACTCTATAGAACTCTACCAATACTTTTTCAATTTCATGATATTTAACACAGCAAATTATTGCATGACAAACAATAATGTCACAAGAGCTATCTGGTATTAATTTTAAGTCTTTATGTTCTGTATTAAACTCTGGATCAAGATCTATATTTACCCAATCAGAAGGCTGAATGCTTCCACAACCAAAATTAATATTCATTTATTTCTCCATATAAAAAGCAACTATATCACCCATACTATCTTTCATAGTATGCTGTGGTTTCCATCCAGTTTTTTCTTGTAGTAAAGATGAATTCATAAATTGTTTTTTAATTTCAAACCCATCACTTT